CCACCGAAACACACGGCATTAAGTTCAATTATCAGAGCGGTATGCTGTTTATCACACTCCCGAACGGCAGACGGCTTTCCTATGTGAAGCCCCGCATTGGTGAAAACAATTTCGGCGGCGAGTCTGTCACTTACGAGGGTATCGGCGGCACAAAGAAATGGGAGCGAATCGAAAGCTACGGCCCGAAATTTGTGGAGAATATAGTTCAGGCAATAAGCCGAGATATTCTCTGCTACGCTATGCGAACCCTGCGGAATTATCAAATCTGCGGTCACGTACACGATGAGCTTATTATCGAATGTCCATTAGATACGAATGTATCTGAAATCTGCGAGATGATGGGCAGAACACCTCCGTGGGCAGCGGGGCTTCCGTTGCGGGCTGACGGTTACGAATGTAGTTTCTACAAGAAAGATTGAGGTAATATGTCCAAAAACATCTTCTGCCAAGGCTAAAAGGCAGGAGGTGTTTTTGTGTACAATGATTTAACAATCCGCAAGAATGAGATAGAGAAAAACGCTGAAAACCTGCCCGTAAGAACCGAAACGGAATTGCATATTGATTCCAAGCCGATCACGCAGGAAGAAATCCAGCGTGATTTCGACTATTATATGGCGCAGCGTGTTGCAGAGCAGTTAAAGAATGCTGGGCTTATTTCGCTTGACGAATTCAACAAATTGACCCAGCTTAACCGCCGTACTATTTTACCTATGAATGTCGAGATATTACCGAAAATTTGTTGATAAATTATCGGTTTAGAGTTAATATATCAACACCGAAAAGAGGTGATTATAAATTAAAACTGTTACAAAAATTGACGCTAACCAACCGACCGCAGGTTCTGAGAAAAAATTGCGCGTTGCGGCATACTGCCGTGTATCAACCGATTCTGATGACCAGCTTGAAAGCCTTGCGGAGCAGAAGAAGCATTATGAAATATACATTCAAACACATGAGGACTGGGATTTTGCAGGGCTATACTATGACGAAGGCATAAGCGGTACAAAAAAGGAAAAGCGTTCCGAACTTATGCGGTTACTTGCTGATTGCGAAGCGGGTCGAATTGACTCCATCATCACCAAGTCAATAAGCCGCTTTGCCAGAAATACGACAGACTGCCTTGAAATGGTGCGAAAGCTGCTTGCAATAAATGTTCCCGTCTATTTTGAGAAAGAAAACATCAATACCGCATCAATGGAAAGCGAGTTGGTTCTTGCGGTTCTGAGCAGCCTTGCCGAGAATGAATCCGTGTCTATATCCGGTAATCAAAAATGGTCGGTGAAGCAGCGGTTCCAGAGCGGCACATACAAGATGAACCCATCGCCGTATGGTTACCGTTGGAATGGTGAACAGCTTGAAATCAATTACGATGAAGCTGTTGTTGTAAAACGCATTTTCGCCGATTTCCTTTCGGGAAAGGGAATAATGCATATCGCAAGGGAACTGGATTCGGATAAAATTGCTCCGGCGCGTGGGAAATACTGGTGTCAAGGCAGTATTCTCAGAATTCTGAAAAACGAGAACTACACCGGCAACGCAGTTTTTCAGAAAACCTTTACTGATGAGTCGTTTCATCGCCGTGTGAATTACGGACAGATGGACAAGTATCTTGTGGCAAATCATCACGAGGGAATAATCAGCAAGGCAGATTTCGATGCGGTGGCGGCTCTTATAGACAGACACGCTGCGGAAAAGAATGTGACTAAGGGCAGCCACAAGTATCAGCTTCGGTATTGCTTTTCGGGCAAGATAGTCTGCGGCGAGTGCGGAGCAACATTCAAGCATAGAACGCACAGGCTAGGCGGTGAACCGTATGAAGCGTGGTGCTGCAGCACTCACATATATAATAAGGAAAGCTGCTCGATGAAGTTCGTCAGGGACGAAGATTTGAAACTGGCATTTGTTACAATGATGAACAAACTGGTTTTCCGTTATAAGTTGATATTGAAACCATATCTGTTGGCGCTGCGAAGCTCATCAACCGACAGCAGTGTTCAGCGGATACAGCAGCTTCGGCTGTTAATCGAACAGAACACGGGTCAGCAGGAAACCCTCACAAGGCTTATGGCGAATGGGTACATCGACAGGGTGCTATTTGCCCGCGAGTTAAATGCGATTATGGCTCAGACTGATGAATACCGTGCCGAGATTGATACGCTCAGCAATTCGGTCACAGGCGATGGCGCAAAACTGAAAGAAACCGAACGCTTGATAAAGCTAGTCGAGCGGGGTAGAATGTTTGCGGAGTTCGATGCGGACTTGTTCGCAAAGCTGGTTGACCACATATATGTGTTTTCGCGCAGCGAGGTCGGATTTGTGCTGAAATGCGGACTAACGCTAAAAGAAAGGATTGGTGAGTAGAATGGAGCATATCCCTTACGGCTATCGCATTGAGAATGGAGCTGCGGTTATTGACGAAAGGGCAGCGAAACAGGTGCAGTGTACGTTTGAGAACTACCTAAACGGTGATTCTTTGATAAAAGCGGCAGAAAATGCCGGTATCAAGGGAAATCACGGTTCTATCAAGCTGATGTTGCAGAATCGCCGTTATCTGGGTGATGGGTTTTATCCTCCGATAATCAGTGAGGAAACATTCAATGCTGCGGCAGGGGAGCGTGAAAGCCGTGCGGAGCGGCTCGGAAGAAACGGCTACATAAGGCAGGAACGGTCAGTGAATGTTCCTGTGCGATTTTTGTTTGATAGCGCTTCGGATTATTTTGATGACCCCGTGCAGCAGGCAGAATATATGTATGGATTGATAAGGACTGAGGTGACAAACATTGAGTAACATAACGATAATACCCGCAAGACCGCAGAGAGGGAACTCCCAGCAGAACGAAGCGGAGAAACCAAAACTGCGTGTGGCTGCGTACTGCCGCGTCAGCACAGACAGCGATGAGCAGGCAACCAGTTACGAAACACAGGTCACGCACTACACCGAGTACATCACTAAAAATCCCGAGTGGGCATTTGCGGGAATTTACGCTGATGACGGTATTTCCGGCACGAACACCAAGAAACGAGAAGAATTCAACCGTATGATAACCGACTGTATGGACGGTAAAATCGACATGGTTATCACCAAGTCCATCAGCCGATTTGCTCGTAATACGCTTGACTGCCTGAAGTACATACGTCAGCTTAAAGACAGAAATATCCCTGTGTTCTTTGAGAAAGAGAACATCAACACGCTGGACGCAAAGGGCGAGGTTCTGCTGACGATAATGGCTTCGCTGGCGCAGCAGGAGTCAATGTCGCTGTCGCAGAACGTAAAACTCGGCTTACAATTCCGCTATCAGCGCGGGGAAGTGCAGGTCAATCACAGCCGTTTCCTGGGCTACACCAAAGACGAGAACGGCAGGCTGGTAATCGACCCCGAACAGGCAGAGGTGGTGCGGAGAATTTTCCGTGAGTACCTTGACGGTTACAGTACGGATAAGATAGCCGCCGGGTTGGAGCGTGACGGAATCCTCACAGGTGCTGGGAATCCACGTTGGCACACCAGCACGGTCGCGAAAATACTCCGCAACGAAAAGTACATGGGCGATGCACTCTTGCAAAAGACCTACACGGTGGACTACCTTTCCAAGAAGCGGATAAAGAACAACGGCATTATGCCGCAGTATTATGTTGAGAACGACCACGAAGCGATTATCCCGAAAGAGATTTTTATGCGGGTGCAGGACGAACTTGTGCGCCGCAGGCTTGTAAAGGTCAGTCCGAACGGAAAGAAACACGGTTTCAGCAGCAACCACGTGTTTTCGCAGATTGTGGTCTGTGGGGAGTGCGGGGAACTGTTTCGCCGTGTTCATTGGAACAACCACGGCTGTCGCTCGATTGTTTGGCGGTGTCTTAGTCGGCTGCAGTCAACGGGTGTGATTTGTCATGCCCGCACGGTAAACGAAGAAGTGCTGAAAAAGGTTGTCGTTCAGGCTTTCAATGAACTGCTCGGCAACAAAAGCACCTATCAGAAGCGGCTGCAGGATAATCTTGCAGTGGTGCTTCGTGGGTATGCTGATGACGAGGCTCTGGAGATAGACAAGCGGTTGGCTGAACTTCAACAGGAGCTTATAAACCACGCTTCCCGCAAGGAGGACTACAACGACATCGCAGATGAGATATTCCGGCTCCGTGAGATGAAACAGAAGAACTTCACCGATACCGCTGTTCGTGACGAGCAGGTCAAGCGTATCAACGAGCTGAATGATTTTATTTCCCAGCAGGACACCGAGCTTACCGAGTTCGATGAGAGCCTTGCCCGGCGGTGGCTTAAGGAAATCACCGTCTGGAGCGACAGGCTTTCTGTGGAGCTGAAGTCGGGGGTGATGATAGAGATAATTGGTTAATACTATATAAATAAAAGGCTCCTCACTACTGGAACACATACGGTGATGGGGAGCCTCCTTTTTAATCTTCTTCTGTATAGTCACAGTTTGAGCATTCCCAAACTTCTCCGTCCCAATGTAAGCAACCACCACACTCAGGACAAGGACGAACTTCGTCATCATCATCTTCTAATTCTCCTGAACAATAAGGGCAATGGCTATATTCAGATTCATCATACACCTTATCGCAAAATGGACACATTTGCATTTCATTCACCCCCCCC